GTAATTTGCGCCGCTTCGCGAGCGATTGTACTCATGCCGGCTTTTACCCTGATTTCGGCGGCCTCTGCCTCATCCTTAGGATTGAGTTGCCCTTGTGCCGGACCGTACCACTCAGCGCCGAGCCATGCGTCCCTTTTGGCCGGATCATCAAAAAAGCCCGGAGCGTCAATGCGTCCGAGCGTGATTGCCTCAGTGAGCCACTCTTCATAAATCGGATTACAAAACTGCGTTACAAATTCCGACCGATTAGCGTCTACTGATTTCCAATATTCTAATAAGGCGCCCCTGGAGGCGCTGTATGAACTGCTAAAGTGTTTTATCAAGATTTCGTACGGGATTTCAAGAGCCGCGCCGATGTGGCTAGTTAAAGCCGTGACAAACTTATCAAAGTCGCTCGGTATTGGCGACTTTTCAACGGTCTTTACTGACTCGCCGGGCGCTAAGATATTAATAGTACCGTTGCCAAGCTCGATAGTGTCCGCGTGTTCTTGGTCTATTTGTTCGTCCGGGTCGATTCCGTCAATCGGCGGCCCGTCCTCCGGTGTTGGTGTCTCAATAAATACGCTCATGAGTGCATTTACTAATACTTTCACGACTTCGGCGTCGGTATATCGGCCTAAGAGTTTAATATCCTCAATGACCGGGGCCAACATCGGCACGCCGCGGATTTGTCCGCTGCGTTCGATATTTAACACGTGGATAATATTACGGCGCCCCGTTTTAGCGCCATATTTTGGGATATAGGTAAAGTCCTCGTCTTGATTGTAGCCCGTATACGGTGCCGTCAATACATAATAACCGAGTGCCTCGCCATATCTCCCGAATTTGACCCCATGAATAATATCGTTGTCCTTTTCTTCTTCTCGCCCCTGATATTTAGGCGGGGTCGAGATAAGCAGGGACTCGATAACTTGCAATCGTAAATAATACGGGTCTTTTCTGCCTTGTATCATTGGCAGATTGACAAAGGCGTCACCGTAGAGCATTTTTTCAAAAAATACTAGAGCTTGCAGTCCGTAAAAGTCCGTCTGCTGACGGGCGTCGCAATTTTTTGCCCACATGGCAAACTCTTGCTCGGTCTTGCGTTCCCATTCGTTTTTTTGCTCCACAGTCAAGCCCAGCACCTCAAATCGGATATTTGCTTTAAACTGGAGCCCCGGACCTATGACGTTGGTCTTGTTAGTCTTAAGAGCGCCGGCCGCAATAGGTACGCCCTGCTGTAAGTCGACGGATCGTGCACGCAGCATCTTAAAATTATTATCGATGTCATGTCGTGCGTCCTTTGAGTCTACAATGTGCCCCCTATTCGTGGCCTTGGTCGTATCCGCCCCGTGGTTACTGTATCCCGAATTATAGAGCTGAAAGCTACTCTGTAGGGTAATTTTGCGCGAACGGTTTCGCCATGGATGCATTTTAACCGGTCTCATATATCACGCGGCACAACACGCCACGACCTCCGGAGCCCTCGCTTACCTTGTTCGATTGCTTCGAGTTTGGCCACCTCGCCACGCCAAAAGGCAATACGCTCTTTTACAGATTCCGCATCCGCTCTCACGAGTTTACGGTTACCGACCCAGTATTCCTCACCAGTGGCCAGTTTTAAATCCGCCCGGAGCCACATTGCCAGGTGTTCTCGTGCATCTTCTAAAGTCCATGTCATCCGCTGTCACCTCCTTTTATAATTTAACTCCACCGCCTACCTGGCGCCGACGATACTTTGCCGGGGCTCGGGCGGTCTTGGTACTGCTATTGTTGCCGATATACGGCGTAAAATCCTCACGCCCGGCACGCTCGGCCAAGGCGTCAAAGTTAGGATTTAAAATATTAATGGCTGCGTGATTGTAGTTGCATACGTCCAGCGGCTCGTTACGTTTTACCCCCGGCCGGAGTGTCCACTTTTGGACATATCGACCGCGGACAAGCTCCTCTACTTTGACCTCCGCTAGCAAGCCCTCAAAATATTTCTTGTTGTACCCTTTTGCCGGATCAACCGGAAAATGACAATACCGGGGCTCACCCGGTAACTGCCTAAGGTCACTCATAATTAAGTCCTTGCCGGTATCTACGCCAACCTTAAATAATTTAGCATTGTCATGCTTTTTTAATTTAGTTGGCAGTCCGTCGATTATGTCCTTATTCGCGCCGCCTACGCCTTTAATGGCGTATACTCGATGATAGCGACGCTTTGAGCAATACCGATACACAGCTTGCGTCTTATTACCGCCGGAGTCGATGCACGTCGCCGATATGCCGCGTTTACGGCCGTCCGCAAACGACCACCGACCGCGAATAATTATATCGTCCAACGCATCCCACACGGCACCCTGTGCCGGGTCGCCGTATAGCTTATAGTACTGTATGCCCCACTGTTCGCCATTAAGGCCCCAGCCTCTAACCTCACATTCGAGCCGGTCGTCCTGTGTATCAACGCCTGCAGTGAGGATAAGCACGCCATCCGGTAAATCGGCGCCGTATTCCTCGCGCCGGTCCATGAGTTCGTCTGTTGGCGGCGTCTCGATAGCATCCTCATAGGGCACGCCCATTTCCGTATTAAAAAACGTCTTAAGCCCGACAGCCCCGAGTGCCTGCGCCGTTTGATAGGTCTGATTCAACTCGGCCCACGATGTCCACGGGCTCGCGAACGCGTTAATATGGAAACTCCGGCAGTGCTTAGTCTCCAAGTTTTCCGGCGCATTCGCAATCCAGCGCCCCTCACTATATAGGCGTTTCCACGCCCACTCATCGGAGAGTGCGCCGCAATGCTCGCAGCACATATAATATTTATTCGCTTCGGTGTCCGCCTCGAATTTATCCCAAGACGGATATACATATTCGCCACAAGCCGGGCACTTAAGGTGCCATACTTCCTGCGTGCCGTCGTTGTAGAGCTTTTCAATTCGGCTCGTGCCCTTGCCTAGAGGGGTCGAGGCGTATATGTGCTTACGATTGTAAAACGTTTTGGTACGTTTTTCGGCGAGCGACACCGGGTCGCCCTCGGCGCCCGCTGATGCGGGGAATCTGTCTATTTCGTCCGCTAAAAGCACCCGAATAGGTCGCGACGCAAGGCCGGCCGGGCTATTAGCCCCGACAAATGTCAAATAACCGCCCGGAAATGTCTTATTAAGTAGCGTATTTCCGCTATCTCTGGCTTTCGTATCGGCCATTTTCTCGGATAACACTTTTGTATCCCGAATAAAAGGCGCGATACGCGTCTTACTAAACTCTTTGGCTAGGTCCAAAGTCGGCACCATAAACATAATCGGAGACGGGTAAAAATCAATAAAATAGCCCAAAATATTTTTAATGAGCTGAGTTTTACCGATTTGGGAGCCTGTCATATACACGACGTCCGTCACATCGGGGTTACTCACAGCGTCGAGCATCTCTTTTTGATACGGAGCACGGTCTGTCGAGTATTTCCCTGGTTCCGCGCTATCCTCTGTCGATAGTACAACGTGCTTATTCGCCCATTCCGATGCGGTGAGCTTAGGAGGTGGCCGTAAGAGCTGGAATAACTCGCTAAATAGCATTTGTGTATTATTCATCGGCGCCGTCCTCCACATCCTCAGCGACTACGATAGTATCCCCGTCGTCGTAAAACATAGCGGGCTCATAGTCGGCTAGCTCGTTAAGGGCTCCGTCCACGCCCTCGGTTATGATATCCTGGATCACCGGTAGTTGAGTTTGTGATAACAATTTAGGGGCGAGGGTTGTCGGTAATGCTTGCAGTTTAGCTTTAAAATTTAAAAGCATACCTGCCATTACGGCCTTGACAGTCTCGGAGCGATGCAGTCCGCCCTCCATGATTTGTAGCTTGCGTTCTTCTATCCTTCTCTTGACGTTTGTTAGTTTAAGTTTTTCATCGTCTAACGGATTATTTCCGCCTGCGCTTTTATTTTCCTGTGTTTTAAATGCGATATAGGCCTGTGTGCATTTGCGTACATCATATCGGGCTTTACTCTCAACCTCCAGGACTCCGTCCTCCCGTAGCTGCTGCACCCGTCGCTCGCTAATTCCGAGTATCTTACCCAGTATTTTAGCTGTAACGACCCAAGGGTACGCGTTTACGTCCATGCCCTCACCTCCTTTCTGAAATCAAAAAAGCCAGGGTATATTACCCTGGCCTGCTTATCCTAACATATGGCGCATATGCCACTCATTCCGCTGCTTAAGTCTGTCGATAGCTTGTGCTTCCTGCTCGATTAATACGCCCGCCTTGCGGAGCATTTCGCTTTTTTCGAGCTTGTAAAGGGCTTTAATTTCGCCGGTTAAGCTGTCACCGTTGACGACATACCCCTCAGCGTTCCGGAGGGCTAAATTAGCCAGCAAAAAAGGGACCGTACGCTCGGAAAATTCCTCGGCGTAAACTGTGTAGTCTGCCCGGTCTCGCATATTAGCGAGCGTCAGGGCCCCCGTGCCGGCGCATATATCGGCGTACCGGTTGCCGTCGCCTACAATGCCCCGAACTACGCGGACTATACCGTCCGGCGTAAAGTCCTGTTTTAACTTATTACGATCTCCGTGTTCGTTTTGGTAGTCATCTCGGAGCGAGTCCGCGAACTTATCCGGCGTATGCTCATCCAAATATTTTAGCAGAGCTTCCCGGCCATCTCCGAGCAGTGCATCGGTTAAGAGTTGCGGAATTTTGTACCCCTCATTTTCGTTGAAATATTCATTTAAAATCAAGGCGCCCGCCTCCTCTCTGTATTCTCATTTCTGAATAAGAAATTGATTTTGAAATTTCCTGTCACTAGCTTTTTAT